GTGGCCACCGGCAGGGCCGGGATAATCTTGCCGGCCTGTACGCCCTCCAGCCATTTGATGGCCCGCTCATAGCGTTCTTTTCTTATCTCACTGCCCATCTTTTGGGGCATGGCTGCCGTCATGTGGTAGAGGGCGATGTCGCAGGCATACATGACGATGAGCCGGTTGCGGTTATCACCTTCAGCATTGAATGCTGCCTCGGTGTCGTACACGGGGCGCAGATACCCTGCTATCTCCTCCATGGCCTCGCGCTCAGCACCTGCCCGTATCTCGGGCGATGTCTGCGAAACGACTTTTAAAGCGGCTTCGCCGATTACTACCCGGTAGTCTTCATCTGTTACAAACATAAGCTACAATGTTATATATATTGCTTTGCGTTCGATGTCGGCGGCGGTCATTCCTTTTCTAAACACCCCACCGGCAACGAACTTTTTGATATCCTGTTTGGAAATGACTTCAAGTCTCCCCTTGATTACGATGACCATATACTTGCGGTGCGTAATGTGGCGCAGATAGTCTGCCTTCCTAACCGCCCGCTTGAACTTCCAAGCGAAAATGATGTCTTTGATTAATTTTCTCATTTTACCAACTATTTTTTGAGGTTTTCCTTTTACTGAACATAGGCTGAAAACTTTCCTGCCGCGTGGTACGCTGCAACTGCCATATTGCACCTTCGTCTGCGTCGGGCGCATCATCATTGCCACTCATGCCTTTTTCGAAGGCCAGCGTCTGCGCAATGCCTGCCTGCATGTCGGGGTCATCCTTCTGCGAGACATCATAGAAGACAAAACCGCGCTCCCATAGCGGGCTGATGGCCTCTACACGTTGGAACTTGTCCGGCTTCTTGCGCTTGTCGCCCGTGATGGGCAGCTGATAGCCGCGCTGGGTGCCCTCTATTGTGAAATCATCCAGGATGATGTCCTGCATGAAGCTGGCCTCCATCATGAAGCGGATAGAGATATTCTGTTCGAGACTCCATTCATATAGGTCGTAACACCACCGGACAAGTTCGGCCACGGAAGCCTTCCTGACAAAAGCCCGCAGATGCCACAGCTGTGACTTATATTTACCCCACAGCTTTGCCGCCTTGGTATCATTCGTCTTCTTTGATTTCCACGACGGATCGATGTAAAGTACCAGTTCGTCGAACTCCCGCCATGCCGGGTGCTTGGCATATTTAATCCACTCCTGTTTGAAGACCGTCCCCTCAATGATGGGGTTGTGCATCATTTCCTTTTCCCACGCCCGATACCCTACGAACTCAGCATAAGTCCTCGCCTCCTCTTTCGTCCATTTCTCGCGCCATGTAGGGTTACCCTCACCATCGACGGCCTTCACTTCTGAAACATGTACGCCTTTGGTCTTACAGATGTCAGCCAGTACCGAGGTCTTTGATATGAGGTTCCCCACCATGATAAAACGTCCACGGCCGACATCGAGTGCACCGAAGAGCGCTTCCTTCACCCAATCTGTCATTTCGCGCACGCGGCGAGGGTTACGGCAAAGTTCATCATCATCGAGGTCGTCGATAACGATGTAATCGGGTCGAGCCTCACGCTTACGAAGACCACGTGGCGACTGCCCGCGCCCGCAGGCAAGGAAATGCACTCCGTCCTTGGTGGTGAACTCCCCCTCGGTCCAGTCACCCATTGACATCTGTTTTCCATAATCGGCGATGATACGTTTGTTGTACTGGAGCTCCGCCTGAATGTCACCTAACAGGCGATTGGCACTGTCCTCCGATTTGCCGACAACGACCATGAAGTTGATGAGCCGCTTGGGCTGGAACATGAGCCACAGCGGAGTGAAGATGTCCATGTGCGTGGACTTGGCATGCCCGCGTGGCCATTTGAATACCGCTTTTAAATTAGGTGTATTCTTGACCTTCAGGGCCGCAGCATTGTGGAACGGTGCGTTATGTACAATCCGGATGACCTCGCCCGTGACTTTGTCTCGTAGCTGCAGGAAATGTGGAAAATAATACTCGCAGAACGCGGCATAGTCCTTTTGTAGTCTACGGATGCGCTGCTCTTTCTGCACGGCCGTCTCACGAATGAGACTCTTCGTGTCGGTAATGCTCTGTATCTGCCGGCAGTGTTCCTGCCACTCCAGCTGCATCTGCTTAAGTTCTGCAATCGTAGCCATACTCGTTGTGTATTATAATGTAGACGGGTTCTGCATACGCTCCATGAGGAACTTGTTCTGATACTTATTAATCGCCTTGATGAGCTCGGGGGTAATCTCGGGATCATAAGAAGCCTGGTCTTGTATCCATCGATTAAAGGCCATAAAGACTTCTATAGCGTCAATCACATTGGCCTTCTTATCGAGCTTTTCGATGGTTGCCGACAACTTGGATAATTTATCGGCCAGCGAACCGATGAGTGTAGGGTCATCTGACTTGTTGACATTTTCGATGAGCCCATCTATCGTCACAAGTAACTTGTTGACCAGTTCGGGGCGCGAGATGTTTTTTGCCGCCCGTGCTTCTTTCCACCCCTCCGTATTGGCCCACCTCGAGATTGTGATGCGCGAGACCTCTACCTTGTCGGCAATCTCATTCTGCTCCATGCCCGAGAGGTAGAGTGAGCGGGCGAGCGATTTTTTCTTTTCCGTTTCCTTCGTCATTTTTTTTGTAATGTAAATTATTTATAGTGCAAAATTGGCGCAAAATATTGACACAGAAAAGGAAGTGTGAACTGCGTTCAGTATATACGGAACTGCGTTCTCCATTATTTTGGAGGATAGGATTTATGCGCTAATATTGCAGCAAAAATCATTAAGAATAATGGGTAAAAGAGTACGTATTTCGAATGAAAGTGTGAATTGTTACGGATTCCGTGTACTGACAGCAGGCGTTAATGTGGAGCAGTACAAGCGAAACCCCGTCCTGTTATATATGCACGAGCGCGGTAACGTGGTAGGCTACGTGAATGACCTGAAGGTTGAGAACGATGAGATAACGGGAGAACTGATGTTCGACTGCGCTTCGGAACAGAGTGAGCGCTGTCAGAAGCAGTTCGAGTTCGGAAGCCTACGCATGGTCAGTGCAGGACTTGAGATTATTGAGACCAGCGAAGACCCTGCAATGCTTGTACCCGGACAGACTCGTCCGACGATAACGAAGAGTCGCCTCTTCGAGGTGAGCGTGGCAGATGTGGGGGCCAATGACGACGCTATCGTACTCGAAAAAGACGGAAAGCGAATAACATTAAGCAAGGACGGAGCCTGCGGGCTTCCCCTTATCACTCATAGTAAAAATCAAAACAAAAAAGACATGGAACAAAAAGTTATTGCCCTGCAGTTAGGGCTGCCGGAAACGGCGACAGAGAATGAAATCAATGCGAAGCTGGCGCAGCTGAAAGCACTTCAACAGGAGAATGAGACCTTGAAGGCTGAGAAACAGACCCTCGCCGAAGCTCGTATTGCACAGTTGGTTGATACCGCTGTTGCGGAAAAGCGCCTTGATGCACAGCACAAGGAGCAGTTCGTGAAGCTCGGTGGGCAAATTGGTGCCGAGGAGTTAGAAAAGACCCTTCAGGCCATGAAGCCACAGGTGAAGCTGTCGGCAATGCTCGGACATCAAGGAAGTGCTCCCGAATCGGGCAGTGAGAAGACCTACACGAAACTCAGCGAGGTACCGGCTGAGGAACTTGTGAAGCTGCGTGCTGATAACGTGGAAGAGTATAAACGACTCTACGAAGCTGAATATGGCATAGCTTGTGAGTTATAGACAAAGATTAAGCTGATAATATTTAAACAGAATAAGGAAATGGAGAAAATGACAAAAATGAGCATGCTCACCAGCTTGTTATTTAACTGTGTGATGGGTGCTGTATTAGCTATTATGTTAGGTGTTACCCCATGGATAGGTGCTGTAGCATTGAATGTGCTGGCCATTGCCGTAGGTGCATGCCTGCCCAAGGGTGCGCTGCGTGCAGGTGTATTTACAGAGGTATGGACGGGCGAGTTGGTAAAAGCGCTCCGCGGTGGATTGGAAGGCTCGTGGCTGGACGGCGTACCCGACCAGAGTACAATCGTCAACAACGATGTGATACACCTGGTAGAGGTTGGCGTAGACCCTGATGTGTTAATCAACAATACAACCTATCCGATACCTTCGCAGGCCTTGGATGACAAGGATATCGCTGTGAAGTTGGATAAGTTCCAAACAAAAGTGACGCCTATCACCGACGACGAGCTCTATGCGGCCAGCTATGATAAGATGGCTCGCGTGAAGGAATCACATAGCAATGCTATTAACGACTCGAAGTTCACCAAAGCCGCTCATGCCCTCTGTGCGCAGGAGAATACTGCTAAGACTCCCGTGCTAAAAACCACGGGCGAACGCGATGCTGAAACGGGTCGCCTGCGGTTGACGATGGCCGACTTGGTGGCGCTGAAAGCTGCAATGGACAAGTTGCACGTGCCAGCAGAGAATCGTCGTTTGGTACTCTGTTCCGACCATGTGAATGACCTGCTGCTTGTCAGTCAGACGTTCCGCGAGCAGTACAATATCGACCGTGCAACAGGTAAGGTAGGTAAGCTCTACGGCTTCGATGTCTATGAGTATGCCAATACGCCGATTTACACACAGGCCGGCAAGAAGAAAGGCTTGGGCGTGGCTGCCGGGGCCGGCGAGTTCAACTGCTCATTTGCATTCTACACACCGCGCGTGTTCAAGGCGACAGGTTCGACAAAAATGTACTACAGTGAGGCTGCAACCGATCCTGAGTATCAGCGCAACAAAATCAACTTCCGCCATTACTTCCTCTGCATGCCTAAGAAGGCCGATGCTGGCTGCGTGATGATAAGCGGATACAAGGCTTCTTAATCGTAAGAATTGGATGAGCAAGCCAATGCAATATCTCGTTATCCACTGCACGGCCACTCCCGAGGGACGTGAGGTGAGCGCGGCGGAGATACGCCGATGGCACACTGCGCCCGTCAGTCAGGGTGGCCGTGGCTGGAAGCAGGTGGGCTATACGGACATGGTGCACTTGGACGGACGCGTGGAGCGATTGGCGGATAACAACGAGGATGCACAGGTTGACCCGTGGGAAGTGACCAATGGTGCAGCAGGCTATAACAGTATATCGAGGCACATCGTGTATGTGGGTGGTTGTGACAAGGCAGGGAAGCCCAAGGACACGCGCACCGAGGCGCAGCGCGAGGCGTTGAAACGCTATGTGGAAGACTTCCACGCGCGGTTCCCGCAGGTGAAGATTGTGGGGCATCATGAGCTGAATCCAGGCAAAGCCTGCCCGAGTTTCGATGTTCCAACTTGGCTGCGCTCGATAGGCATCCGACAAGTTTAACGATAAAAACCAACGACAATGGCAGAGACAATCTTCCAAATCCTGCAATGGGCTATCCCTTCGGGCGGTATCGGTGTTGCCATTGCCTGGATTGCGAACCGCCGGTTAAGGACGGTGGAAGAGAAGAAGAAAGTGGAAGACACCTACAAGCAGATGTACGACATGGTGAGTGCAGAGCTTGTAGGACTTCATAAACAAAACCGCATCAATTATGAAAAGATGGAAGAACTGCGTGGCGAGAACGACAAGACACGCCGCGCCCTCAACCGCCTCTCGCGGGCTATCGAGGCCATTCAGCTGTGCCCTCATCGCGTTAACTGTCCTGTCAGCAGTGAGCTGTCGCTCAGTGAAGACGGCGACAAGGGAAAGCCTCACCGCGGAAAGCCACGCACAGAAGGAAACGACACGGCAGATGGCCAGCATCGCACGGTGGCAGCAGCAGGTAATGGTACCCGAGTCGCGGGTGACGCTAAGCGTGGCTGAAGACAGCCTTTCCCTCCTGCCCGCAGGCGCAGGCTACACCGCTCGCAAAGGGCAGGCGCACGTGAAAGTGAGCCGTCGGCCCTCAGCAGAGAAGGAAAGCCCTGCGCAAATCATCATCGAGGCAGGATGTGATAGTTTGGAAGTGCAGTGCGCACGCTATGAGCAGCGCATCGAAGAGATGCAGACGCAACTATCAGCGGCCGAACGTACACTGCACACGCAGCAGCAGAAAACAAAGGAGCAACAGCCCGTGGGCTTCACGGTATTGCTCTACGCTTTTATCGCCGGGGTCGCGGCCGGTATAGTATCAACTTTAATCATAAAGAAAAAATGGCAAAAAGTGTTTTAGACGGAACCAACCTCATTCTGAGTGTTGACAACAAGGCCCTCGGTTTTTCAACGGGCTGCAAGGTAAGCACATCGACCGAGACAGGTGAGCGTGTGACCAAGGAAGCCGCAAGCGGCAAGTGGAAGGAAAAGTATGTCAAGAGCTTTTCGGAGAGCATCTCGGCCGACGGCTGCGTGCTCACGGATGGCGACGACGACATGCCCACCTACGATCAGCTCAAGGACAAGATGTTGAAAGGCGAACCCATTGATGCCGCCTATGGCCTGCGCGATGGCGACAAACGCACGGGCAAGGCAGCCGGCGGCTACAAGGGTAAGTATATCATCACCTCATTAGAGCTTGATGGTCAGGCCGGCGATGACGGTAAGTATAGCATCAACCTCGAGAACTGCGGAAAGATAGAGAAACAGGGAACAGGTTTGACAGACACAACGACACCCAAGCAGGGTGGCGGCGGTGGCGGTCATTCATAACATTCACAAGGTTACGTTATGAAAAAGCAAATTTTGAAACTGACGGTCGGCGGCAAGGAATATCCCTGCCGCGTGACCATGGGCGCGATGGTGCGCTTTAAGCGCGCCCCAGGCAAAGAT